CCAGTGGGCAACCGTCACACCACCATCCGTGGCATTGCGCTCGAGTTGGTTGATCTTCCAAGTGATGGTCGCGGTCATTCGGTTTCTCCTTGTGCCAGCGAGGCGGTGAGCATGTTGACGAAGGCATCACGGCCAACCTGAAGCTGGTCAAGGTTGAACCGTGTCGAACCGATCTTGCGGTCCAGATCAGCAACGTGATTGATGAGCATCTTCTGCTCGTCCGTCAGTTGGTCTTCACTATATTCCGTTCCGTTAATATCTACGGTCTTCATGCCGCGATCTCCTTAAAAATCTTCTGTTGACCCAAGACAATCCTGCGGATCGTTTCGGTGCCACATCCCAGACGTTTGGCTATGACTGCGTATTCAGGCTTTTCCATCGCGGAGTACTCCTCAGCAATCTGGTCGGCCTCGACCTTTGTAAACTTGGCGCGTCTGCCATGTGATGCCAAAACCATCTTAGCAATGTGAACATAGTCCGACTTCTGCATCAGTCCTGTCGCATAAGCATGACGCACGTTATCACCTGCCGTGACCCACTCTAAGTTCTCAATGGCGTTGTTCAGCTTGTCGCCATCCTTGTGGTTGACCACATCACAGCCATCTGGCTTCTCGCAAAAATGAGCAGCCAACAGCCTGTGCAGACTTAAACGGACATCCTTTCCAGCGTTGCGGAAGGTAAATGCCTTGTATCCGTTATTGCCGACAACACCAGAGAGCCGCTCTGGGAGCCCTCTTTTTGTTGAGTAGACGTCTCCGGCGGCGGTAAGATAGTAACAGGGGTCAACCCCTTCTACGGGGTAAGCGGTCACGTCGTTGATCGTGATGACGTTTGGTTTTTTCTCGGCCATCTTGATCCTCCTTTCGGGGTTAGGGGTTAAGTTGGGCCTCAAGGCTTGCGATCTTGGCGGTGAGTTCCTGAACGGCTTTCACCAAGGTGGCGACCAAGAACGAGGTGTCTACGCCCTGATACTGCGGGTTGCCCTCGGCATCTACAGCGTCTTTCTCACCCGTCACGCAATCAGGCACGACAGCTTGCAGTTCATGCGCGATGAAGCCTTGGCCGTCCGAGCCGTCAGCCTTCCATGTGTAGGTCACAGGGTTCAACTGGGCGATAACCGCCAGAGCATCCTGCATGGGCTGGACGTTCTCTTTCAGGCGATAGTCGGATGAGGTGGCGTAAGATGTGGAGGTGTTGGTGTGGGTGATGGAACCAACGGTGTTGCCGCCGTCTTGGAACAATGCCGCCGTCCCGACCGAAGCGCTTTGTACACGGTTCCAATACGCAAGCGCAGTTGCAGCGACAAAGTTTCCTGAACCCGTCGAATATCTGGGTTGAATTGTAAGAGCGCCTTGCGTCCCCGCTACCGTTCCCCCAACCAGCAGGTTCCCACTCGCATCCAGCGTCATAGCCTGCGTGAAGGTGATCGCGTTGCCTGCGGTGCCGGAGGGGGCAATATACCATTTGTGAGTACCAGCGTTCATGTCGTAGTTGGCAGCCGCTGATCCAGTGCGACCATATCTCCATACGTCGGAAGCGTAGTAACCATTGGCTGAAAGCACAGGCCCGCCACCAGACCCCGAAAACAGCGCGTCCCCAAGCCGACCAATTTCAATGGCCTTAAACGCGCTATTCCAAGCACTCGGCGTAACCCCCAAACCGAGGTTGCCTGATGCGTCGATACGCATGCGTTCATTGCCGTTAGTGAAAAACCTAATCGGCGTGACGTTGATTGTATTGAGGGTCAGGCCGCTTGTAGCGTTTGAGGAGATTTCTCCTTCACGCCCAGAAGTAGTGCCAAGCTGAATTTGCGCCCCAGTGCTTCCACGAATGTCGAGCGCCTGATAACCAGTATCCGCATATGGGCTGCTCGTCCCAATCCCCACGTTGCCTGATGCGTCGATACGCATACGTTCGGTGGCACCGCACTGCCAAACATGCTGCGCGTCGGCAAAAACACCAGCGTTGTAGATAACGCCGTTGTCATTGGTTGATGTGGAGTTGAACGTGCTGATAGCAAGCCCACGGCCATCCACATTGGAGAACCGAGCCTGAAGGCTGTTTACCGCCCCAGCCACCCTGAGCCTTGCGTCAGGACTACTCGTCCCAATCCCAACGTTTCCCGAAGTGTCGATACGCATCTTTTCAGACGCACTGACCTCGAAAATCAGCGGGATGGACGTGGATGTAAAAACGGACGCAATAGAACCAGCCGTTCCCCCTGTGGTCAGGCCCTTGTCAGAAAACGCCATAAGTGTGGTGTCAACACCCGGTTGGGTGACAAACCACCCAGCGCCAGAGCCAGATGCAGGGCGGATACGAGCCACCGCAATGCCCGATGTCTGGATGTCCAAAACTTGCTCGGGTGTGCGGCCAATCCCCACGTTGCCGATATCAGATACCCGAAACCGTTCAGTCCCACTCGTCTCCACCGTCACGGTATCAGCCGCAGGGAAACGGATCGCAGTGTCGGTGTCGCCAGAGTGGATGATCTTATCCGTGATCGTTACGTCACCAGTGGCCGTGATGGTTGTCCCGGTGATGGCTGCGGCAGACGATCCACCAATGACAGCGCCGTCCACAGTGCCGCCGTTGATGTCCGCAGAGGTTATTGTCAGGGATGCCAGCGTGTTGCCCGAGAGAGCATTGTTCAGGCTGGTGTCGGAGACGTTGGCAAGATCAGCCCGCGCCGCTTCCACACCGCCAGCCGTCGTTCCGTCGTGAACGTGGATCGACTTGTTGGTCGTGTTGACGCTGATTTCACCCTCGGCACCAGTAAAGCTGGTGTGCTGGGTGGAAGTCCCACGGCGGCGTTGAACCTGCTTAGTCATGCTGTCACCTCGAAGCTGCGCCTCTTTGTATCACGATTCAGGCGGGTTGGGCCAGATTATGTTGAGCGGAAATCCATCTTGCAATGTCACGTCGCGCAATGCCTGCCGATAGGCCGCCCAAGCCTCACGGTCAACGGGCGCATCGGCAACTTGCGTCCAATCGCAAGCAGCCAAAAGTGAGGTCCGCTCATCTCTGGCCGCCAACGAGAGGGCCTCAATGTCAGGCGGCGGCAGAACTCGAATGACCCAATCCTCGCTTGCGTAATCGAACACAAAGTCACCATCCGGCTTTGGTGGCTTTCGCTTTAGTTCGCCGCTCTTGACGTAAAACGTCTCCGAGATGTTTGGGCCGATCTCGACATCCGCATTTATATAAAGGCGGGTCTGATCGGGCGCGATGTTGATGCTGGCACCAGTGATAGCCCCGCGCTCATCGTGATAGACAATCTTCACTTGAAGAACTCCTCATACTGAAGGGCCATGCCATAGTAATCAGCTTTGAACCTGTCTCCAGTGTTCGTCCTTTCGCTCCTAAAGTAGAAATTTGACTCAATCCTATCGCCAGCCGCATAGTCGCCATTGGCAAGCGTCAAGAGCCTTGCTCGCTGAGTGATCGCCGTTGGGAAGGGAACATAGGTCATAGAGTTTCTGGCAGCCCATCCCCAAAGCGGCTGTGCAACGGTTCCTGTCGATCTGACAGTGTTGTCCGATCTGCGGATGATGAGTTCGTGCTTTACATAAACATAGCAACTTCTTGGCGTCGAGCTTGAGGACAAGGCAACAAGCGTCGGCGCAATGGCCAGAATATATGGCTGCATCAAGATGCGATCAGGAACGTCCACCGAGTTTGAACTGATTGTGTTCGATGTGGCCCACATAAGTCTGTCGGCGTTGTAGCTTTCAGGGTCCAAGATCGTGGTGTAGTCGTAAGCTACTGAAACGCTACTCACCGATCCGTTGGCCAGTTTGATCCTTTCAACAGCCAAGTTCGAGATTGCTGCGTTTTCGGCAGTAATAGAGTTCGCGGCTATTGCTGCCGCCGTGACAGCACCAGCGGCGATCTTCGAGGTGATGATAGACCCGGCCAAAATCTTGTCAGCCGTGACGGCATCGGTGGCGATCTTGTCTGCTGTGATCTGGCCAGCGGCGATCTTGGCGCTGACAACCGCGTTGGCCGCGATCTGGTCCGCGTTGACAGCGCCAGCCGCAATCTTGCCAGCGATGACGCTGTTGGCCGCCAGCTTGTCGCTTTCGATGGACCCAGCCGCGATCTTGGCCGCCGTGATAGCGTTGGCGGCAACCTTGTCAGCTGTCACCGCGTTGGCCGCGATCTTGTCGGCGGAAATAGCGCCTGCGCTCACCTTGTCTGCCGTCACCGCGCCAGCATTGATCTGGGTGGCCGTCACGGAGTTAGCAGCGATCTTGCTGGTCGTGATGGCGTTGTCGGTGATCTGCGTCCCGGTGATCTGCCCGGTAAGATCGGTCGCAGGCACGGCGGCTGTCCACGCAGAGCCTGTGTAGCGATACAACTTGTTGTCTGTCGTCAGGAGGACGACGCGGCCCTGATAAAGGTCAATCGACGGCAGCGCGGCGACAACCTCAATGGGACGCAGGCCGTTGGAGAACAGTTCAGCCCCGAGCGTGCCGTCAATGTCGGTGGTGCTGACAGCCGTTGTCCATGCGCCGTCAACCAGACGATACAGCTTGCCGTCAGTGGTCAGAACAACAATCCGAGGCCCTGTATAGCCAGCCACCGTAGGTAGCGTCGTCACCACCCCGACAGGCTCAATGCCAGCGGCGAAGCTGGCAAATGTCAGAGAGCCAGCCTCAACCGAGGAAGCGGTGTAGATGTCTGTGGACCAAGACGACGTTGCGGCATCCCAGCGGTAGATCGTGATCTCAGGCAAAAGCAGCACAAGCTGGCCGTCGAAGCCACCTGTAGCTGGCAGCGACGAAACAGGCTCCACGCCAAACGCTCCAGCCTCGGTAAACAGATCGTTCACAGCTTGGTCGAAGTCCGCAGGTGCGATCAAGAGCGTGGTCGAGTTGACGGACGCCGTGAATGGCGACTTGTTCAGAGAATAGTCAACCGCTCTGATCCAGTGATAGAGCGTCACGTCATTGGCGAGATTGGCGCGGACAAAGTTTGAGCCTGACGACTGCCCGATCTGCGTGGCGCTGGCCAGATTGTTGGTCGCGCTTTCCCAGATTTCGACGTGGGCAAAATCCTGATCTGCCGGGTTAATCCAGCGCAGTTCGATGTATTTCAGACCCGGCGATGATGTCAGGTTCGACGGCGTGCCGGGAGGCGTCGTATCACCGACCGATGCGATAGAATTGGAGATGAACGGAGATCGCACGCCAAGCGAGTTTACGGCGCGGACGCGGACAATGTAGTCGTAACCGTTCAAGACGGGCTGGATCAGGAAGCTATTGGTCGTCCCGAGGACACTAACATACTCCGCATCCGGCGTGATGATTGGCTCGTTTGTAAGCCCCCAATCTTCTGTGGATGTCGCCACCACCGTGATGCTGCCCCAGTTCTCGCTTTCTGTCTGGGCGTCGGCAATGGAGCCATAATCCTCTTCACCGCCGAGGCGCTTATATTGCACCTCATAGTATTGCACGAAGCGGTCTACCGTGGCCGTCCAAGACGCACGGATGGCAGGGAGAGCGATGCCATCATCGTTCAGAACAGTTGTGGCCGTGAGAACAAGATCGGACGGCGCTGGCACGGTGTTGAAAATCGGCAGCGTGGTGTTGTTACTGATGATCGCCGTCTCGTCGGCATCCCAATCGAAGGCTGCCTCTGATGTTTCGCGCAGGGTCAGTTTAACGCGCAGATCGCCAGCGTCCTGATCCGCAAAGAACTGCCAGCCGACAACCTCAAACTCTTTTGCAGACCATCCGTATCGGCTGTTGGTAATGCCGACGATATCGCCAACCTGCACGCCGAAAGCGGCAACGCTAAAGTCTGCGTTCAGGGTGATCTGCTCCCGCCCACGGTTTAGCGTGAGGGCCGCAATGCGCTGAGCGGTGGCCGCAGATGTCGTGTAGGGCAGGGTCAGGTCGAGCGGGGTTTCGACGTTGTTGTCCTCGGCAAGATAGGTCGCGCTCGTTATCTCTGGATAGTCAGCAACGATATAATCCTGAGACCTGTCGGTGAAGGTGCCGCGCACGACGTTGAACACGTCGGCCATCGACTGCCGGGTCTGCATCTGTATCGGACTGCGGAAGTCATCCAGCGTGAAGGTCTTGACCGGGCTGGTGTAGTGACCAGCCTTGAGTTGCCAGTTGCCCTGACCCCAGAACAACGTGCCAGCGCAGGCCGTCATCATGTCTTGCAACACGCTGCCCGGCGTTTGATCGGCCCGAATGACGCCGTTCATTGTGTACCGCTTTTCCGTGCCACTGGTGGCCAGCGTGACGTTCTCGTCACTGATGTTTGCTGCGGCTGCGAAGGTGGTTTCATCCACGCCAACGTCGCCGAGGCCATAGTCCGTGATGATGTAATCACGCACGCAAAGGGCGGCATTGGAGGAGTGGGCTGTCAGTGCGCTGCGCGGGTCATAGACCTTCTTGCCGTTTACGATGGCGGTGAACAGCGGCATCCCGTTGGGGAATGCGTCTTGGTCATACTCCAAGCGGATGTAGAGGTAGGCGATCCCAGAGCCGATAAAGCTGCTGTCGATCTGGGCGCTTTCGGCCAAAAGTTCAGCCGGAGCCGCGGTCTGCGATCCCGTGTACTTCTTGATCCTGATCTTGCTATTCCAGCTTTGGCTGGTGACGAAGCCATTGGCGTCGAGCGATGCGACCTGATCGTCAATGTAGATGTTGCCGATCGATGCAACCTCATGGCCCGATAGCGTCAGGATGATGTGCAGATACTCGTTCTGACCGCCCGTGGCTTCCATGTAGGTGATGACGCCACCCTTGCGGACGGTGCCGTAGACATACTCCTGCGGGGCTGCGGCCTCGCGTGCGTTGACCAGCGTGCCACGGGTTCCAGAAAGATCAGGCTTTGGCGTCAGGGCGGCGACAGCCCAAGATGTCACAAGTGACACGCCGACATAAACAGCGGCTGAAACCAGGAACGTCCCGACAACGCTGGTGACACCAAGTGCGCCCGCGATGGCCCCAGCGATGGCAGGAACCCGCACCAAATAGCCCGGATGCGAAAGCGACGTTGTGCCTGTCAGGAGCTTTTTAAGCGGCGTCATCGTTTCTCACCCATGCGCTGTCGATGTATTCGATGGGGTAATATACCACGCCAGCCTCGGAAAGAAACGCCGCGTTTGATCCGACAGATATTCCAAAGCCAACGCCCATATATCTCGCCTGTATCACGCCAGAACTGCCGACGACCAGCGCGCCTCTCGGCGGCACATTGTAGGCCTGCGAAAGACGCTCAGACAGCGCGTCCTCGACATTTTGGTAGCCATACTCCCGGCGAAGCTGGAAGCGCGTCAGAGGGCGTCCTGCGTCCATGTAACGGCCCGCCAGATCATCGCCCCACCCTTTGCCGTACATGCGCCGGAAAGCTGTGTTGGTGAAAATCAGGCAATCCCACACGCCCCATTCGAAAGGCCTGTTCGCGACCTCACGCAAGAAGGCGTGCAGCGCCTTTATGCTTCCTTCCTGCCCCATACCACCGACTTGTCCTGAAGGTCTGCGACGAAGCTAAAGAAGGTGTCGTCTGGGTGCCGCGCCTGATGGCTTTCGTGCGTATAGCGGCGAACTCTAGCCCGGTTCAGTTCGATCAGCTTGCTCTCGACCGTCAGAGAGATGTTCGATGTCTCGCCGCTGTCTTCGATGGTCATCGTGTTCATGTAGCCAGAGAACACCTCGACCACATCAGACACGCTGGAGACGCCGAAGAAGATGCGGCAAATCCGACGCTGATAAGGCTCTGCCAGCGCCAGCGCGACGATGGCATTGTCGATGCCGCTCAAGGTTAGAGATGCCGACTTGGCCGACAAATCGCCAGCCTCCTCAAGCCCGCTGATCGACATCAAGTTACCCGTGCCGATGTAGGTGTTGAGGCTGATCGTGCGGTCGCCGTAGCCCGTCCAGAGCCGCAGGGGAGCCGTGTCGAACATCATCTCGACGGCATAGAACGGATAGACCTCGGGCTGGGCCAGAGCGGTCAGGATCGCGGCTGGAACTGTTCTCGACATTAGACGGCCTCCATCGCTGAGAACGTGATGCCGTAAATGCTGGCTTCGTTGATCGACCAAGCCTGCTCGTTGCTGGCCAATCTAAAAAGACCCTTGGCGCTGCTTACGGTCACGGCTGCATTGTCGGCTGGCGCGGTGCGGACGTGCGGCCAGAGTTCAAGCGTGACGTTGCCAGAGCCGTCGCTGTTGGCGTCCTGCAAGACCTTGTGCAAGCGTGCCGTCCCGCCGCTGCCGATCTGCACATAGTCGCCAGCCTTCAGCCAGCCAGTGACGCCGGATGTTGCCCCGTCGATGTTGATGGTGCCGCCAGTCTGCGATCCACCCTTGATGAGCGGCGTGCCTGTTGCGACACCACGCGCAGTCGCTCCGAGAGGATCGCCGAGCAGTAATGTTCCCAGTGATCCGCGCAAGCTGACGAGCCAAGCAACCCACTGCTCAGCGTCTGCACGCTTCATCGGCGGCAATGTCACATCAGCCTGCCACATCTGGCCAGCATAGGCGAAGGCCTGCCCGGCGAAGGTGAACGGGCTTCTGCTGTAGGCCACCGCGTTGACTGCCCGCAGCTCGATGCTGCGGATGCCTGTGTGTGTCGGCAGCGCGAGAGGATAACTGATGGCCATTATGCGAAGGCTCCCCCATATGCGCCACCGCGCCGCTTGGCGTCCAAGACAGCCGCCTTGGCGCTGTCCGCGATCTGCGGCATCAGCGATTTGATCTCGGCGCGGACGGTCTGCTGCACGCCCGTGGAGACGTTGATATTCTGCACGACAGTCACGCCGCCGCCGCCAAGTTGGTTATTCGGGATGACCTGCGCGTTGCGCGAAGGCACGACAAGCTCTGGCCCGCGCTCCCCGACCATGTAGGCCTGACCGCCAGTGACCGGGCCGCCCATTGCCTTAAAGCCAGCAATGGCAGGTGCCAGAGCCGGGAAGGCCTTTCCAACGACCCCCATGATCCCGTTGACCAGCCGCTGCACGACCAGAACCTCATAGAGCTTCATGATGATGTTGCGGGCCATGTCGCGGAAGGCGTCCTTGACCGACTTGGTGCCGTCAACCATCGACATGAAGGCGCTGGAGAAGGATTCGCGGATCGTGTTTGCGATGGCCTTCATGTTCTCTTGCTGCTGGGTCAACTCTTCAGTTGCCGCCTTAGCCGCTCCACCAGCCTTGTCGGCGGCTTCTGCCGATGCATCGCCGAAGATGTTGACCTCAGTGGTGCCAGCCGCCACAGCATCATTTAATGCCCCGAAGGCCTCTGTGACCCCACCCCATGCGGACGAAATCTTGGTGCCAGCAGATGCAAATGCCGTGCTTGCTTCGCCTCGCGCCGTCTCCGAAGCTTTATCAAGATCGTTTTGCAACCGCCCGACAGATGACAGAGACCCAAGAACCGCACTATTCACGTCATCAAGGCCAGCCTCTCCAGAAGACCTAGCGATAGTTTCCAAGAAACTATACCAAGTCCCAACAAGTCCAGAAACCATGCTGGTAAAACCAGCCTTGATGGTCATCCAAACCCCAGAAAGCGCATCTGGTATTGCTTTGGCGCTATCTACCATGCCCTGCCAAACAGCCCCGACGAGATCGCCAAGCAGCTTCATGGCCTCGCCAAAACCACCAGCGCCTTCCTTGAGGCGCAAGAAAATTTCAATCAGTTTGGCCAAGCCGACGAGAAGCGCCACTGGTAGCAGCTTCATCAGGATCGCACCGACAGCAGCGAAAGCAGCGCCGACAGTCATCGCTGTGGCCCGCAAGAAGATCAGCGCGCTAGAGAAAGAGCCAGCAGAGATCGCAGATGCCACTACGGCGGCCCTGAAGGTGACCATTGCCGATGCGAATAGGCCAGAGGCCCCAGTAGCCGCAAGCATCGCAGGCACAGCCCTGATCGCCATCGCGCCAGCAAAGAGACCCACCGCGATGATCGCCGTGTCGATCTCACCAGATAGATTGCCAAAAACAGAGCCGAGCGCGGCACCAGCCTGCTTGACCGCATCTGCCACCGCTCCTAGCGGAGCCTGAAGCACGCCAAGAGCAGAGCCAAGGTTTTCGATCTCACTGCCAGATTTCTGGGCAACAACGCCCAATGCCGCCACGACGGCGACAACGGCACCGATCACGGCACCAGCCGGGCCGAAGATTTGCAGAAGCTGCGGTGCCTGCTGACCGAATGCCTGCAAGCCGTTGGTGCCGTTGGCCACCTGAACCGCGAAGTCGCCGATCTGGAAGCCAGCCTGCTGAAGCGCGCCTTTTGCCCACTTCTGGGTTGCCGTGTTGGCAAGGCCAGATGCTTGGGCAAAGCCCCTCATGCTGGAGTTGGCTGTGTTGATGGTGGCCGCAGTGCGGGTGACCTGAGCCTGAACGGCCTTCAACGGCGCAGTAGCGCGGTCGATGGCCTGCAACTCAAATACGAGTCTTTCGCTCATTTTCCTCGCGCTCCTTCATGACGGCAAAGTAGGCCATCCATTCATTATACTCATCCAGCGAGATTTCCTCAATCTCCGAGATGGTCTTGCCCAACCTGTCCGCCAGCGCCACCAAGTTGAGCCTGAATGGGTCGGCCCTTAGTTTTTTGCGTGATCCTCAATGCTCGTCGCGTTAAACACAGCGCCGAACACTTTGGCGATCACTCCGACAGGCTCACTCATCAGGATCGGCTTGTCCTCAAGGGTGAACGCCTTGTCGCCCTTCTGGTCTTCGCACTTTTCAATGACCATCTCGACCATCGCACCCAAGGAGGTGTTGGTCAGAAAGTCCTTGTACTTGCGCTGGACCTTTTCGATGTCCCGTGCGCTCACAGACGTGAAGAAGAGGCGAAGG